CACGGTGCAGCAGCTGGAGCGTGCGCTGGACTTCGTGGCCAGGGAGATCGCAGCCCGCAGGGCGAGGGCAATCGCATGAAAGGCTTCGCATCGCCCTTCTACGGCCAGCTGATGACCGCAACCCTGCCCAGCGAGGTCAAGCGGATCTGGTACAGCCGGGACGAGGAGTTGGAGCCGCTGCCAGCTTGGCGCTGGTCATTCGACTACGTCACCGACCTGGAGCAGGTCGAGCAGCGCGAGCTGCTGGAGAAGATCCTGGAGGCCGCTGACCTGGACGAGCGCTACAGCCTGGTGCTGCAGCGCCTGGTGCTGGAGGACTGCACCCTGGAGGACGTAGGCCAAGAGCTTGGCCTTTCCAGGGAGCGGGTCAGGCAGATGGAGCAGAGAGTGCTGCGGCGTCTGCGCCAGGTGCAGCAGCGGTTCACCAACGTGAGCAGGTACGATCTGATTCGCGCCGAGGTGACGACCTGGAGGCGCTGGTCATGGATCGAGAGGAACCGGCCATGAGCCTGTCCGATCACCAGGTCTTCATGCTCAAGCACTTCGCCATGGGCTGGCGGTTCAAGCTGACCAACAACGTACCCGGCAGCTGGAACACCTACTGGTCGCTGCGCCGCCGTGGCCTGGTGAGCGCTGGCAGCGTCATCACCAATACGGGGCGCAAGGTGCTGGCCAAGGAGCTGCAGCTGCAGGCCAAGCGGGAGGCCAAGCCATGAAGCGCCCATGGAAGCCCTGGTACCCCAAGCACAGCGGCCCCCTGCCCGACCGCGGGGTGCTCGAGCGCGGGGCTGCCAGGGAGCTGCTGACCACCTGGGAGCTGACCCAGGACAAGGCCCTGGTGGACAAGCACCTGGCCCGCATGGACAAGCTGTACGGCAAGGGTGCCGAGGAGCGCATCCGGGCCTACATGAGAGAGATCAGACGGAATGAGCGCCTTGCCTGAAAACATCGTCGCCTTCCAGCTGCCCAAGCGCCCCAAGGTGCGCGAGAAGGACGCGCCACCAGACCAGCGCAAAGTCTGTGTGCTGCCGTTCAGGGCCGTGGCCGACAAGCAGCTAACCGACGGGGCCTTGCGCGTCCTGGCGGCCATCTGCAGCTACTGCAACCGGGCCGGCATCACCTGGGTCAGCCAGGCCAAGGTCGCCCAGGATCTGGGCGTCACCCAGCAGGCCATCAGCAAGCACATGAGGCTGCTGGTCAGACAGGGGTACGTCGAGATCGTCCGCAAGGGTTTCAGGGGCGAGCGCTCCAACACCATCCGCGTGATCTTCGATCCCACCGTGGACACAGACACCGCCATCGCCATCACCTCAGCCCAGGAAGACACCAGGCCACCAGCCATGCAAGACACGCCAGATCCAGCCGGCCAGGCACGCATCGCAAGCCTGATCGCGCAGGCCTTCAAGACACCACCAACCGAAAGGAAGACCATGCCCAAGACAGGCGAAACCAGGACAGTCAAAGCCATCAGAGAGGCCAACAACAAGGCCAAAGCCAAGCGCACATACACAACCCCAGAGGTTGTACATGAAGAGGCAGTTATCCACAGCTCACATACACAACCTGAGAGCCCTCCATACACAACCTCAGAGGTTGTGAGAAACACAGAGAACACAGGTATAGATAAGGTTAAGAGTAAGAGTATTAATACAGCTATAGGTGTTCTAGACAACCTGAGCGCAGAGCAGCGAGCCGAGGTCGCGGCCGCCGGCGTGACCGACACCGAGGCCAGCCAGGCGCTGCAGCTGCTGCTCGACGCCTACCGAGCCGAGGGCATCACACCCAACCCTGACCGCCTGGCAGCTGAGGTGATCAGCCTAGCAGATGCTGGCCGGATCCAATGATGCCCAGCAAGGCCTCTGGAAGCCCGCAGGAGCTGCGATCAAGGCATGGGGTAGGCATGGGTACCAGCCCAGCCTCACAGCGCCTTGTAGGGCCTGTGGCACAAACCCAGACGAACGTATGGGAATTGGACAAGGGGGGGGTGCTTGGCGTGTCTGGAGCCAGGGGGGGAGGGGCAGCGTGTGCCCAGGAAGCCAAAGGCCAACCATATGCGCGGGCGCATCGCGCAGGAGATACCGCGTGCGTTGCCGTGCGCGTGAAGGCACCCCTTGCCCCCCGCCCCTTGGCATATGCGAGCGGGGCCCTCGCCAAAATTTTCTTCACCTTTTCGACGACAATCTTTTTTAAGGAGAACGTAAATGGCTACTAACTACGAGATGCGCCCTGGACAGGGCTCTGCTTTCAAGAACGACAAGAAGACTGAGGACTGGCACCCTGCCTACAAGGGTAAGGTGATGCTGCCTGATGGGTCACTGCATTGGTTGGACATCACGCCCAAGAAGACCAAGGCTGGGGACACCTGGATTTCGGTGAAGGTGGGCAACCAGATCCAGGGTGCTGCCCAGCCGATGGACGCGCACAACCAGGCCAAGGGCAATGGATATCAGCCTCAGCCTGCTGATGACTCGGATATACCTTTTTGAGGTGGCGGCATGACATACCCCTCAAGGAAGCATTATTCCCAGGCGTTTCCAAGGAGCGCACACCAGCGTGACGGCATGAGCCTGCGCGATTACTTTGCGGCCAAGGCGATGCTGCACTTCCTGCAGACCAGCGAGGAAGGCTATGACGAGGTTGCGGAGGACGCCTACTTGGTTGCCGACGCAATGCTGAGTGCCCGAGATGCCAAGACCTAAGTCCCGAGTCTCCGAGCAGATCCCGTCCCTGAAGAACTGGGGCGGGGTCAGGTCTGTCCAGCGCAGGCTGGAGCGCAGCAGCACCATCATGGCCAACCGTGAGGCTGTGGCTTATGCCTTGCTGTGCATGGCCAACACCAAGATCACTGATGTGATGACCTGGGGGGAGGATGGCCAGGTCAGGGTTAAGGCCGCATCGGACATTCCTGAGCACGCGCTGCAGGCGATCAAGACGATCCGCACGCGGGTGGACAAGGAAGGCAACAGCACGCTGGAGATTGAGCTGTACGACAAGGTGGGTGTGTTGCGTCTGCTGGCCAAGGCAAGCGGCCTCTTGGACAACCCGGACGACGGCAGCGACAAACCCAGCGTGATTGATGTGAATGTGGTGGCCCCGCCGCCGGAGGTATCTCATGAATGACCGCGAACTGATACAGCAGGCGCTGGAGGCGTTGGACTGGGCTGCTGATTGTATTGAGCCGCGAAAGCCGATCAATTGCGATTGCCCGGTATGCGTGGCATCTAACGCCCTGCTTCAGCGGCTGGCGCAGCCGGAGCAGGAGCCGGTGGCGTGGCATGAGCCGGGAGTCTGCGGCAACGTGACCGTCTATGAGAAATGGGCAAAAGAGAATGGTTGGTTTCCGCTTTACGCTGCCCCTCAGCGCGAGTGGGTGGGGCTGTCGGAGGAGGAGATCGCGGTCATCTGTGGCGAGTGCGCCGCGTCCGCGCATCGGGCTGACGACATCAGCTACGCTCGCGCCATCGAAGCCAAGCTCAAGGAGAAGAACGCATGACTGACATTGAAACCCTGCGAGCTGCTGCCGAGCGGATCACGGCGCACAACGTGGCCCTGCGGAGCTTCCTGCTGCGCCTGCTTGACCCTGAAGACCTGGGTCATGCGGTGAGCCAGGAGGTGCGCCAGAAGGCCACGGTGCTGCTGTCCATGCAGAACATCTGCCCGCCGTGCAACAACCACTGCCGACAGGGCCGGGACTGCCCGAACAAATGAAGTACAGCTGCAAATGCTCGCCCCTGAGCGCCTTTCATTGGCGTGATCCTGACCGGCCCAGGCTCATTGATTGGTCTGATCTGAACAGGACGCAGGTGTCTTCCGCGCACTCCAGCGCGGTGGTCAATGCCAAGCGGGCTACCGGGGTGGATGTGGCCACGGTGCATGGCTTATCTAGTAAGCAGCACCCGATGAAGCTCGACCCCAGACACTTCCACGTTTTTATGAAAGCGGTCACCAGCGATGGCAAGAACAAAAGAGCAAAGTGACAAGGCCGTGGCCATGTCTGGCCTGCGCCTGGACTTCAGCAAGTCCCCGGTCATCTACGATTTCATTCAGTCCAATGCCTTTGTCCAGGGCCTCATGGGGCCGGTGGGATCGGGCAAGTCCTACGGGTGCGCCTCCAAGATCTTCATCAAGGCTGTGCAGCAAAAGCCCAGCCCCGTAGACAACATCCGCTATACCCGCTGGGCAGTGGTGCGTAACAGCTACCCGATGCTCAAGACCACGACCATCAAGACATGGCTGGATCTGTTCCCAGAGTCCACCTTCGGCCCCATGCTGTGGACTCCCCCCATCACCC